GAGATCTAAATTGAGTGATGATAAACCTGGTTATTCTTATTATGATAGAGAGATAAAACAAAAAGCTCTTTATATTAAAGAAAAATTAGCTAAGTTAGATAAATTAAACATTGGTTGGTAATAAAATAAACTAAAATAAAAATGCCAGCCGTAAGTCAAGCACAACAAAAATTATTTGGTATCGCGTACGCGGTAAAACAAGGTCACATGAAATTAGATGACGTTGCACCAGAGTATCGTGATAAGGTTAAAGATTTAGTTGGAGGCATGACGGCAGATCAGTTAAAAGATTATGCTGAAACCGCGAGAGAGGGTCTTCCAAAACATGCAGAAGAGGGTCTTTCATACGCTGCAAGTTATAATGCGCCGCAAGGTGCATCGATGCCTGGATCTGGAATGGGTAAAATAGCTCTACCAGACATGTCAACAGGAGCCACAGGTTCTGGAGACGTTCCAGCAGGTCAAGGAGATGCTGAAGAAGAATTTAAGAAGGCAAAACGCAAACGCAAACGTTTGTTGCAGATGCAAAAGATTCAAAGTTACGAAAGCTTCATCAATGAGAAGTACGGTACTAAATAATAAACTTATAGATTAAAAAAGAAGCTCAGTAGAAATACTGAGCTTTTTCTTTTTTAGCGACCCTGACCGCGATAGGATTTCTTGTAATTTTTTGAATTCTTGTTAGAAGAATGTTTCTTACTAGCCTTACCCTTCTTTTTGGTCTTTTTGATGATTCCACCCGTACCAAGTACTTTTGCCATTTTGTTAACCGTGTGTTTTGGTCGATTATCCGACAAGATATTTATTCAATCTGAAATAAAAAAAGTTGTAAATAATTTTTTTATTTGAAAACTTTTGTTTATATTTACATATCAAATAAAACAAAGATGCAAACTATGTTTAAACAAATTACAAATAAAGAAGCAATCAGACTAGCAGATCAAGTTGTTAGCGAAATGACCCCTGAAAAGGCACATCAGTTATTCAAAGAAGAATGCGAAGGAGATCTTCAAATGTTAAACATAATGATTTGGAACCATTATGGTCTGGGTGGACATTATTATGATACTGAAAAATCAATCCTTTGTAATGATGTTATCTTTAGAAGCATTATCGATAACACAATTAAGCAAATTAAAAAATAATGAGGTTTCCAACTTCTCCTTGGAATTATAAACAAGAGGTCTATAGACACGATCCTTGGCAAATGCTAATCGTTTGTATGATGTTGAATTTAACTTCATACATTCAGGTGGATAAGATCAGAGAAGGATTCTTTAATAGATTTCCAACTCCTCAAGATCTGATCGAAGCTGAAGATGCTGAGATAATCGAGATCATTAGACCTCTAGGATTCTATAATAAAAGATGTCAACAATGGAAGAAATTCAGTCGAGCCTGGATCCTTGGAGACTGGAAGAAGATTGAAGATTTACCAGGTGTTGGAAAATATGCGGCAGATTCATGGAAGATCTTTCAAGAAGGAAACGTTGACATTCATGTTGAAGATAAGGAATTGATCAAGTACGCAGCATGGGCGCAAGAATACAGATCCCTAAACGAAACAAAATCCAAAATCCATATATAAAGTGTAATCAATTAAATATGAAATCTATTTTAGAAGAAGCAGACAAAATCGTTAATAATAGATCAGAAGAGGCAGATCGTCAATATGGTCCTTTTTCAGAAGGCATGGATCGAGCAGCGATGATTTTTAATGGTATGACAGGACTTAATGTTACCGGTCGTGAAATGTTTATGGCACTTATTGCCCTAAAGTTCTCCAGAGAAAGTTACAATCACAAGAGAGATAACTTATTAGATGCAGTCGCATACATTCAAGGACTAGAAAATTATATCAATGAGTCAAAAGATTAATATCTACGACATTAAAGAATCTCTTATCGGCAAGAAGATTGCGATTGATGACGTTGTAACAACATACAGCTCTAAATTGGAGAGTCATAAATCTGCATGGGCATTCTTATTAGCTTCTCAATTAAGAAGTCTAGGATTGAATGCTACTGTTCTGACGAAGAGCGAAAACATACATGAATATGATGTTTGGATGGTTGCCCTACCGATGGAATTTGGAGGATCCTACAATTTATTTGGAGGAGCTGGAGATGAACCCGCTGGAAGAATGCAAAGATTCTTAGATTTCAAAGGAACCACATATTGCTTAAATAGAGAGATGCCAGATATTGGAGCATTCGCCAATAGCAGAATGAAATCATGCACCGATACATGGAGAGCACTCGATGTTGCGCAGTTAACAAAAAGATCAATAGAGACACCAACAATAGACCTAACACTAGTTACCTCAACCTTCGTATTAGGTGATAGCCATTCAATCTCTGCATATCAGCCAGGTGCAAATATCAGTCGTAATGATGGTAAAACCTTATTTGGTGCCCTTAAAGAAGGATTTGAGACCTACATTCCAACAGGAACGAAGCATCTAATTACATACTTTGGAAACATCGACGTTCGACACCATCTATGCCGACAAGCCGATCCGGTTGCAGCAGTAGAATCTTTAGTGAAAAACTATGCAGAACATTTGAAATCTTTAAATATTGAAAAGATCTCAGTGATGAAGTTATTGCCAATAGAACATGAAGAGAGAAGGATTCCACAAACTGGATGGTACAAAAAAGCAGCTTTTTTTGGTTCCCAGGAAAAAAGATCTCAAATTTGTCAAATTTTTAACGAAAAGCTAAGTATATATCTAAGTGGGCCGGGCGTGGAAATAATTTCATGGCCAGAACACTGGTACAAAATGGATCCAAAGGAGTATGCTGACACTTGTATGGAGAAGCCAGGTTCGGTACATCTCTCTAGAAAGTTCTATCAATATGACTTTCAAACTGGAGAGAAGAACGCAGAACTATCGGTATCGAAACCAGAAGTTAAAAAGCTTTCGACAATAAGTCTATTTTGAAACCTTTATTAAAATATAAGTATAATTTAAACAAAATCAAATTAAAATCATGAGTAAAATTAAAGTTGCAATCGTTGGAGCTGGTAACTGTGCAAAATCACTAGTTGAAGGAGTACAGTTCTATACAGAAAACACAGCCAACATCGATGGTATGATGCGTTCAGACATCGGAGGTTATCAAGCAAAAGATATTGAATTCGTTTGTGCATTCGATATCGACACACGTAAAGTAAATACACCATTGGGTGAAGCATTAAAACAACGTCCAAACAGTTCTTGGAATATCGTTGAAAAGATCAAGAGCAAGGCTCCAGTATATGAAGCACCAGTTATTGATGGATACGCATTATTAATGGATGGTTATCCAGAAAATAATCGTTTCTTGGTTTCTGAAGGTTTAAGAAATTCTACCGATATGAATCGTGTTGAATTTACCGAAAAGAAAAAAGCAGAATGGAAAGCTAAAATGATCTCTAAATTAAAAGAGCATGAAGCAGAAGTTTTAATCAACTACTTGCCAGTAGGTTCTCAAAAGGCAACAGAATTCTGGGCTGAAATTTGTCTGGAAACTGGAATCTCTTTGGTTAACTGTATTCCAGTATTTATTGCATCTGATCCGACATGGGAGAACAAATTTATTAATGCAGGAATTCCAATCATTGGAGATGATATGCGTTCACAATTTGGTGCATCGATTCTATCTCAAATGTTACAAGAATTAGCATTTGAAAGAGGACACGTTGTTAAAGCACACATTCAAAGAAACGTTGGTGGTAACACAGACTTCTTAAATATGGAAGACAAATCACGTTTGAAATCTAAAAAGATCTCTAAGGAGAATGTAATTAGAGCTCAAAATGAAATACGCGGTATCTCAACTGAAAATTCATTCTTACACGCAGGTCCTTCTGAGTACATCTCTTTTTATGGAGATAATAAAGTTGCAAACTTCCGTTTAGAACTTGAAGGATTCGGAGGAGCACCAGTATTATTTGATGCCCAATTGTCAGTTCAAGACAGTCCAAACTCTGCAGGAGTTGTTATCGATGCGGTTCGTTATGTACGAGTTGCAAGAGAAATGGGAATTGTAGGTGCCTTAAGAGGTCCTTCAGCATTTACCCAAAAGACACCACCTCAACAGATGATGTTCACTGATGCAGTTCAAGAATGTGAAGCATTAGCTCACAGAAAATTAACTGAAGTTACATCAAAACAAGTT